AACCAGCAACGAACTGAACTATGCCGAAGAAAGTTTAGCGTTTTTCGACCTGCTGAATGCTGTTAATGCCTGCTTGCATGGGTTTACGCAAGTGTCGGACAAGGGGGTGATAGATGCCCTTACCTCCATCAATTCTACAACCGACAACGATTTTGACGACCTGCGACACGATATTGAAAGCTACAGCTGCCATATTACCGACTACTCAGCTATGCTACAACAAGAAACGATACCCGCTGCAGATATTAAACTGAATGTTATGTAACAAAAAAGCCCCTCCATTTCGAAGGGGCTTTTTTGGTTGTATTTTTCTTACTCCCCTTTAGGGGCGGGGGGTATCATTTTTTTTGCTTGGTCTATATCCGGCATCATTTGCCGCAGTAGCTCTATGCAGTGGTAGCGTTTGCGGTGCATATCTTCATGTTCGCTTTGCATCAAGTCCAGCAACTCGTCTATGGTGCTTAGGTAGTCTTCTACCGGATTGCATCCCACAGGCACAGTAATAGTGTAACTGTCTTCGTTAAAGCTTACCATGTTGAGCCTCCTTTCTTGCGCATGCCTTGCAGCGTATTATGGTTTCTACTAAATAATGGGTGTCGGGGTCGGCTACCAGAATGGCATCGCGGCGGTTATGCCCATCAGGGCAGCCACAAGTAGTGCGGGTGCGATACACGGAGCATCCTATACCGGCGTAGGTATTCATATTGTCGGTGAGCTGGCTCTTTAGGTTTACATAGCGGGTTGTCATACGGCATGCCCTCCCATCAGTTTAGCGGTAAGCGAAGCACGCAACTCGCTGTTGTCAATCCTACACACATCGGCCAGTGTGCTAACCATACGCTCTTTGGTAATCCGGTTATGATTCCTTTTAGCAGGGAGTTGTTTGGGTTCGCTATTGGCCTGTTCATACTTACCGGTTTTCCTTATCGCCGGAAGAACCTCACCTGTTACCCATTTTCTGAATAATTTCGCAGCTGGTTTTCGGCTCTGAAAGATCAGATTATATAATCCGCTTTCGTTTACGAGGTTAACCTCTCTGTTTTGACCTGACCTATGTAGTACATAGGGCAGCTTTTCGTCATCATCCAACGACCTGAGTCTATCTGTTGGATTTTGCAAGTCTAAAATCTCGCACACCTCTACGGCAATAAAATAGGGTGTGCTGTTAATTAATACCGGCGATAATTGCTTATCGCTGGCGTTGAATTTCAACGCCGGACAGTAAACTACTGCCTTTTCATTCTTTTTGTCAGTCATAACTTTAAGAATTTTGACAAAGAAGAAGCCCAGCGAAGGTGTGACTGACACCAATACGCTGGGCGTAAAAGTCGCTGAGTCGTTTCCTCCTCAACCACCATGCCGGGCTTCCCTTTATCCTGTTAAAAAAATTGTTTTGATTTTTTGCCCAAGATATGTATTGATATCAGTCGAGGGCAAAGATAGTAAAAAAAATAATGCAAGTGTTAAATGAGTGTTAAATATTTGTTTCCGCCATTAAAACGGCTCGCTAACACTTTATTAGTGCCATTGAAACGGCACTAATGTCGATGTTAGAAGAAACTCCACTACGTTCCGTTTCTTCTAATGGTTCGAGGCTTCGCCTTATGTGTCGAATCTGCTACACTTCGTTTCGCATCTTCTAACAAAGGATATGTTCCATAATTTAAAATTTTATCAATTTGTTTTATGCAGTGAGAATAAGCAACTAACTTACCCCATGCACACTCACGCTCTCTTATATTACCTACGGGAGTAGTCTCTCTATCATGTACCCTTTTGGCACATCGTTGCTTCTGTTTTAGCTCGTTTAAAAGTTCTTTTAATTCAGTTTCCATATATTGTAAAATTTTAAATGACGTAACATATCCTCGAACCATTAGCCCACCATTTCAAGCGGTTTAAAGTGAAAACGATACTTCTCGTATCCGCTTCTTTCTACGCGCTCGCTTCGGTTGGTGCAGTGGTCGTAAAGGATTTCTTTTGCTGCTCGGGCTACGATATATCCGCGTTTCTTTAGCGTATGCCGGTACGAGGCTTTGTTGTGGTGGGCTCGTACTACCTTCAGCTTTGTTTGTTGCGGTAGCCCGAACAGGACCCGGCGGTTCTCGGCAGCGAAAGTTTTCCTTCTGCTTTCTGCCGATTTGCGTATGCGTTCAGCGTTCTTTTTCTTCCCCAGCCGTTGCTCGGGCGTTACTCCGGGCTTAAATCCAAATTCTTCGCTTCTTGGTATCTTGTGCCCTTTTGGGGGCCAGCCGTTACGGCTGTTTACCTCCCTCGCTTTTTGCGATGCCTCCAGCTGGCATTTTGCCTGAAATTGTTTTGTTTTCTTTAGTCCCTGCTCCTGCGCAAATCGGTGCAATGCCGAGTGGCTTATCCCCAGCTTTTGCATCAGGATGTCGTTTTTCGTATTTTTAAAGTGGCGGACGATGTACGCCTGTTGTTTTTCCGTGAGTGCCATGTGTTTTTTCGTTTTAAATTACCAGTTTATTCTAACCACTCCATATCCTACGGCAAATACCACCAGTACCCACTCGCCGTTTATAGGAAATTTTTCATTTTATAATTTTAAAAAAAAACAGGATGTCCGAGGAGCTGTTGTGCTTAATCTGTGTTGCCCGCTCATCCTTACGGGTAGAGCCATCCTGTTTCTTTGGTTTTACATTATAAATATTCGCAGCCCGTCTGCGCTTCGCTTAATCGAGCTGGCGCGCTCGTACAGGCTTTGTATTTGGGTTCGTATCTCTTCTTTGTCGTTACTCACGTAGTAGCCTGATGAGGTGGCTATCAATGGCAAAATGCCGTTGGTGCGTATATGGTTGCAGCACTTGCGCAGGCGAGCTTCGGTTATTCGTATTTCAAAGTGGTTTTCTTCTAAAAACTTATTCATACTGCTTACTATCTCTGCCGCTTTTATGGGATTCTGTTTTCCGTGTGAGCTAAACCCATTTACCAGCATGGGTATTAGGATTAGTTCCTCTTGCGTAAGTTCGCAGGTTACATTCTCAAAATTGTGTACCATGTCAGAATAGTTTTAGTTGGTTCTTGTCCTCTTCGGCAGGAGTTACACTTTCAGTTTGTATTTTTAGGTACCTGAAATATGTTCTCTCGCACATGGGGTATTGTTTTACTACTACATTTCGGTATACCCACAGCAGACACCTGTCCTGCCTGCCCGGTTCATAGTATCGCGCAACGAGCTCTTGTATCAGCTTGGCTTTTTTTACGGTGTTCGCCTGTGGCATCTTGGTTCTTGCTTCTATAAATGTCCTTCCTGTATTACTTTATCTGCATAAGTTCTTGGTCGTGGAATTGCAATAATCTGTTTATATATGTCATCCCACACAGGTAAATCATAAAGCCCGTTATCATCAATATAGACATCTGCATATACTTTACGAGGATTGCCTCCATATTTTGCCATGTTAATCGGGCAGTTTTTGTTTACTGCATTAAACTTAATATCATTTACAGCCAAGAAAACGACTGCATCAAGTAATTGCTCTGCACAACGGCTTGTCCATATTATGATATAATATCCTTCTGAATAAAGCTTATTAATTGCCTCCTTAGCCCCTTTTTTAAGTGTTCCTATTTCAGGGAACTTATCATCTACTATCGTTCCGTCAAAGTCAATGGCTATTATCATATCAATTATCAATTACAAATTACTCGCCACCGTTAAGCGTGGTCATATATCGCTTGTTTTTTTTGTTTTACCTTTTTAAGTATTGCCAATAGCTTGTCGTCTCGTGTGGCATTGTATAATAGGCTTGTGTATCGTATCTCTTCGTCAAGCTGTATTATCTCTATGGCTTTCTCTTTCGTTAGCGTTTTCATATTAAATAAGGTTCTTAACTCCCCAACCTTAAAGCGGATGCTTTACATGGATTATCGGTGGCCAAGCATCTACGGCAGGGCTCCATGCTGCCTTTTTTGTTGCGAGAGAAGGAATCGAACCTTCGACCTATGGGGGTCATGAGCCCATCGAGCTGCCGCTGCTCCACCTCGCTGTTTTGCCGGTTTTTCCCTTATCACAAGTTACTTCCGGCTTCACTTAAACCTTTAATCATGAAAAAACACTACGCACCGTGCAGCTTCACACGGTTTTTTTATTTTTAAAAGCTTCACCGTTCCACCTGTAAGCTGTGTCCCTGGCTTCCTTTTCGTCTTTGCAGTACACTATCAGCTTCACGTAGCCGTTACACCGCTCATATACCGCCCAAGAGCCAAGTATCTGTTGTGCGTAAAAAGGTAGTTTTTTCTTTTCTCCCCTCTCTTTTGGAGAGGGGCTGGGGGTGAGGTTACTCATTTTCTTTTTTAGGCTCTACATAAAAGGTTTCGTCCTGTGTAACGGCTATTCCTACTTTTGGGAATAATTCTGCTACCTCAACGCATTCACGGTCGGCAAGCAGCTTATCTTTTGCCGGTTCCTCAGTTACGCGTACATACGTTGGTAAAAACTCTTTAAGCAAATTAGTTACCGATGCCCATGTGAACCCTTTCAGCGTTTTTAGCTTTGGCGTTCCGGTGCGGAAGCCTATAGTCCCGTGTACGCTCTCCATGCTTTTTTTCTTGGCGAAAAGTTCGTCCTTATTTTCTACTGCATAAGCCTGCATCACATCAAACGACTTGTCTTTTTTCTCCTGAAGTTTTGCCATTTCGTCGGCATATTTCTCACGGATAGCCGTCATTTGAACATCAATAGTGGCGTTTATCTTTGCCAGTTTCGCATCGGCTGTTGCATATTCGGCAAATGCCGTTTCCATTTGTTCACTTGTTACTCCGGTGTGAACTACCTTTTTTTCTCTTGCCATTGTTTTTAATTTCTAAATCTGTTAATAGTTGGTTTTGGTATCGTTTTATACTTAATTTCCCCCTCTTGCTTATACACGGGACACGCATGTTGTTCCAGCTCTATCATCAGCCGGTTGCGTTTTTCTATCAGTAGGTCAAAATCGGGTGACATTACATCCACCGCATCTATTTCGCGGATAGTACGATTAATATCGGCACGTATGTCTTTGAGCTCGCGCATAGCTACCATATTACGTTATAAAGTATTATCGACACCACAAATCCTACGATAATACCCATTATCAGTAAAACTGTTTCGGTGGTTTTGGTGTCGGCGCCATATACCTTTTTTATATAGTCCGGCTTTTTTACGAATATACGTTCCGGACATGTGCAGCTTAGTTCCTTGTTAAGACATCCGTTTGCTGCATCGTAAAATGCACAATTGGTACAAGCTCCGTCGCCTTTTTTTACGTCATATATACTGCCTTTATACAGCAGTTCTGCTCCTATGGGAATTTCTATTTTCATACTATGTTTAGTTAAGGTTCGATAGTCTTTTTAAGTAGTCATCTGTTAGTTCTTGCACCCGTTCAAGGTCTTTTACCTTTTTGGTAAAAGCAGCATACAGGCTGCGCAGCTTTTCGGCAGATATTTTGTTAAAGCAATTGGCTTCTGCTGCCCTGCAGGCAATCGCTTTTACTTCCTCCATCGTAGCACTTGCACCCATTGCTTTACGCCACGAAAATATGGCTGCTATCAAACGCTTTCGCAAGCGGTCTATCTCTGCCGATGCAGCATTATACTCAAGGTCAATTTTTTTGCACAGCTCAAGCAGTTCGTAAGTATTCATATCCTTGCTACTGCTTACGCCGTATGAAGAAAGCATCAGCTCTTTTACCTCATTATCAATGCCGTACCTACTAAGCAGCGTGTGAAACTTTTTAATAAGTCGTGCATGTTCTTTATCCATAAGTGTTTTCATTGTGTGTTATTTAAAATCCCAGTATTCAGTAGCTCCTTTATCCCATATTATATAATGGCTTCCGCCTCCGTATCTGCTTTGTGGAAATGCCTTGTAGCCTTCCACATATATTTTCACATTCGCATCATATTTAATTGCCTTTCCCACGTTTCCTTTAGGCTCCCTTCCGTCGGCGTGAGAAATAAACACAAACAACTTGTGTCGAAACTCCTCTTTTAGTCGCTTATATTCCGTATAGTTAAGTCCTGTGTATTGTAGCGAGTCAATAAAAACTACCTCCGGGCTTTTTCTTCGGCGCAGTCGCTCCTTTAGTTCGGGGAGCGGTTCTTTGTCCAAAAAAATAAACTTACCGGATACGTCTTTCATGCGTACTTCTTCAATAGCCTTTTTTATCGATTGGCTTAATCCTTCTTCAAGCGAATTGTAAGCCACGCGCTTAAATGTTGCCAAATATTTGGCAAGCTGAAGAGAAAATCGAGTTTTGCCGTTTACAGAACCACCCCAAACAATCCAACTACCTGTAAGCTCCGGGCATCCTATCGACTCTTTCCATTTTCCTTCAAAACTCAATATATGTGGACTGAATGCCTCTACATCTGCCACGCTTAATGCCCGTTTAATCTTCATTTAACCGCTCTTTACAGTTAATTTAATTCCCCCTTAAGCGATTTAATCACTTGTTTTTTCGTTGCATGTATTTTTCGTTTCACGCGTCGCAGGTCGCTTTCGCTATCAGCTATAATCGCGTCTATCTGTCGAGGTTCTACAATGCCGTTTGCCTCACATATAGCCGTAATATCTGCAGCATTAACTCCCTTAAGCTGTACGCATTTTCGCCCGAGTCGGCTCCATATTTCTGTATAGCCTTTTTTATTGAGTTTAATACCGCGTTTCAGGCGTTTTTCAAGATGATTGGTAGCGCACAGCACTATACCGCACTCGCCCTCTAATTGGTTGTACAGCGTAATGAAGAAATACAACACCTGGTCGCTCAACTTATCCGCCTCGTCAAGTATCAGCAACGGACTTTCCTGCATCTTAAGCGCACGCACCGCCTCGTGCATCATTTCCCCCACGGTGTAGCCACTGTAATCTTTACCCATAGCTGTAAGCAACTCACTAAGGAATAGCTTCCTGTTCCAGTACTCATTGCAGCACAATAGATAGGTTAGTCTGTTGGTCTCTGTAAAGTGTTTAGCTGCAAATGTTTTTCCACTGCCGGCATCACCGGTTATTGCCATCACAAGGCTATTTTCTTTTACGTCCGAAAGAAGGTAAATCATGCGCTTAAAATCTGCAGTTTGTACAGGTTCCCACTTTTCGTCCTTGTGTCCTATTTGGCTGGCTACATTGCGCCACATCTCATCGGTAATCAGTTCCCAGTTTCCGTTTAGCATTTGGCTGATAGTGGCAGAGCTTACTCCCTTCATACTTGCTGCAGCTTTATTTTGGCTGCCGTATCGCTCGCAATAAGTGCGTAGCGTGTTACAAATGTTTTCTTTTTTAATAGTGTCCATAGTGTTTTTTAAAGTTTAGTAGTCATTATAAATATCTTCATCAACATGTTCAAATATTGCCTCGCGTATTTGTTCTTTTGCAGTTACCGGCAACCGGTTATCGTTCCGCCTGTTCTTATGTTGCCCCTTACTGTCGGTAATCATTAGCTTGTTGAGTGTGTCAAGCTGTGGAATGCCTGCCATAAGTTCTTTGGTTTGCTCTTGTGCGGCGGATATGTACACGCTTACTTTTTCCTCCAGTTGTTTGTTGTAGTCTTTTACGCGCTGCAGTTGCTCGTAATCTCCTTCTTTTCGCTCACGCAATGCCATTGGCTGCACGTATTTTTCTTCCAGTATAAATCGTAGGCTTTCGTCTTCATTTACGGCAAGCACTCGCCTTAAGTCTTGTGGGTCATAGCGAACTTCCCAACGAGTACTGGCATATTTCCTAAAGTCATGGTCAAAGCAGTCGTAATCTCTTTTTTGTCCGCCTATGGTAATTTTCAATCCACTGCCTTGTAGTAAATTTTTGTGTCCTGTCGTTGACCCGAATAGCATCAGGTAATTTTCATACGGGAGCAGTATTTTGTGCTCTTCAGGGCACTCGTTCCACTTACTCAAGTATTCCTCTCGTTTTTCGGCTCTCTCTCGCTCTATTATTTCGGTTAATTGACGGCATACGCCTTCAAAATCGGGGAAGTCTTTTTTATACTTGTTCAAAAACTCGCTATTCGGTTGTTTGTCCTTATTGCTCGTTATACCGTAACCACTCCAGTTAATTGCCATTTGGCAATATTTTTTATTGATGGAATTAAAGTAGGGTTCAATGATTTTAGCCTTGGCGTTCTTGGCTCGAGCCGGAGTAAATTTATCAGCCATTGCTTCGTATATCGGCGTCATTTTCTTCACCGCGTAGCGGTCGCTTTGCAGTTGATTGCTTCGGTACATTTGCCCGAAGAGGCTTTCGGTATGAAGTGCTGCGTTTCTCAGTGCTGCTTGTATCAGTTCCGGCGTTTCGTGAGTTCCTACCGCGTAGCCTATTGGATACTTGCAGCAAGCATCCAAAACTATTACTACCGTGGGCCGATTATGGTACGTCGTGCCACCGTTTTCTGTGATTTGGTACATAAGTTCAGCATCCCAGCCGTCCATCGTCCAGAAGTATAGCGGATATGTAGGAGCCGAACGTTTTACCTGCATTGCCTTTAAGTTGCTGAATGCAACCGAACCTCGGCGACGAGCATATAACATGCTGTCCAGCTTATCCCTCCACCTTGCCACCGTTGGAGCAGATATTTTTTTCCACCCCATTTTTTCTGCCATCATATTGTATAGCGAACGCACCTGTTCGTTATCAAGGTTACGAGGGTCGCTTATCAGCATTGCCAACATCGCTTCGTTTTCAGAGTCCTCAATCTTTGCTGCATTGGCGTTGGTAAAGTTCTTATGGATTAGGCTTTTTAATCCTTCTTTTTTATATAGTCGATACTTGTCTTCAAGCCGTCGTGGGTTAGCCGGTAATTGATGCGGATATTTGCTTCTGTCTATTTCCTGAACGCCCTCAGATAGTTGCTCCCATGCTCGTGTAACTCTGTGCCCAAGTGCCGAGCGTTTTGCCCGTTTACTTATAATCAATTGGTGGATAGCTTCCAGCACCAACGCATTAGCATAATACTCGCGACGTTTTTCTGCCGGAAGATATCTGCCATCGTCCAGTCGGTAATTGTCGAAAAATTCACGCACCACGGCACTATCTTCTATGCGCTCCTCTATCTGATTAACTCGAACTGCCTTGTATGGTTCCGGTACAATTTTTCTCACTTCGCGCTTAAACCGTTCCGGAAGACTTTCGTAGTCTACCAGCGCAGGCGTATTAAGGCACCCACGCCGAAGCACAGTAATGGTTTTTCGTGCGGACAACTGCCGATAATTTGATTCGGATATTATCCCCATCGACATTAGCCAATTAGCCTCAACCGCAAGATTATTATTATAGTATTGCATTTCTACACGTGAAAAATAAGTCCTACTGAAATTCTTATTATAAAGTATAATGCAGCAATTGCTATCACCGAGTAACATATCACGTTACTCACTTTTTCTTCCATTAGCTTGTCCCCAAGCCAGTAAATAAATGCTTTCATAGTATTATTTTTAGGCTATTTATGTTCATCTTTTCAATTCTATAGGGGAGGGTAAATATGTGTCACCCCCTTTATTTCACTTCAACTCCGCCACGCTTTTTGGCTGTTTCGCGTATTTTTTGCGCGAGTTTGGTATGCGTTCGGAATTTTAGAGCCGATATTACAGTCGGTTCCGAGCACTTCAGTATGCGTGTAAGCTCCATTAGTTCTCCTCTTTTGGTTAAAATCTCCATAATATTTTCTTTTTATTGTCGGGTTCTCAATTCTCTTAGCAATGCTTCCGCTCCATCGGCGGTATAAAAACTGCTGCGCAGTAATTTATTACCTGTTGCCCTGGCATACAGCAGGGTCATCATATATGCGTCTTTTCTTTCTCCCTGCAAAACTTTCCATACCTCATACTCATCCGTCTGACACTGTCTTGCAACTAATCTCATATCAGTTGCGCTCAATCCTGCTTCAATTTCCCTGTGTAAAGCTTTTATTACACGTTGTTCGGCTTTTAACTCAAGTCGGTGGTGCTCAATGCTTCCCGTAGCAACGTATTTTCCATATTTTCGTATAGACGGAAGAACCTCACTGGTTACCCACTTGCGGAATTTACGAGCAATAGGCTTATTGCTCCTTATTATTAATGCATATAGACCACTCTCATTTACTATGTTCATTTCTTGAACTCCAGAGGGTGTAGAAATTGGCGACACCCTCCTTTCATCTATATCTAAAATTTTAGATATACTATCTCTACTATTCATAATACTTAAGATGTCACAGACATCTTTCGCCACGAACCACGGCTCACCATTAATCATTTCCGTGCGCACCATTCCAAAAGCAGGATGCTCAATTACTGTTACTTGTTTCATAATTTTATGTATATTTGTTGCGTTTTTAACTTGTTTAAAACTCTGCAAATATTACAAACATATTTGAAATAACAAAGAGAATATGGAAAAAAAATCAAACTTCTTTGAAAGAATTTTGCAAATAATTGAATTTCATAATATTAAAAGTGTAAATTCTTTTGCAAAAGATTACTTAAAATATGATTCTTCCGAAAAAATAAATCGTTTACGGAAAGAAAACACAAATCCATCTTATGACATAATTCACGATATTTCAAATATATTTGAAGATATAAGTGTAGAATGGCTTGTTACTGGAAAGGGACCTATGCTTAAGCCGGTAGAGTTAATGTCAGACGAGGAAATAGCCAAACAAGACAAAGAAGTGGCAGCCGGGTTGTGGCATACACATTCTTCTTCCGCCCATGCGTTTCGTATTCCTTTGGTTAATGAGCGAGCAATAGCCGGTTTTGGTAATGTTGATTTTGCAATACAAGAACAAGATGTAAAAGATTATTACATTATCCCAAAATTCAAATATTGCCACATCGATTTTATGATTGAAATACACGGATCATCCATGTATCCAAAATACAATTCAGGAGATGTTATTGCATGTACTATAATAAAAGAAAGTGGTTTTATTCAATGGAATAAATGCCACGTTATTGCCACAAAAGAGCAGGGTATATTGGTTAAGCGAATTAAAGAAGGCGAAGATAAGAACCACGTAATAGCTATTAGCGATAATAAAGACTATCCGCCGTTTTCTATTCCTCGATCTGAAATAACCGGAATTGCTTTGGTTGTTGGTGTTATTCGTTTGGAATAAACAAAAAATACGGGCAGAGAAGCATAAAATTTTGCAAAAAACACATAAGATGCTATAAATAAGCGTTTTATTTTTGTTTTTACTTGTATTTTTTTGGCATTATGGGGGTGTTTATCGTGTATTTTTAGCCGTTTTTTGTGTCTTTTTTGGCATTATGTATCTGTTTACGAGTATGTTTTTTTTGCATTTTGTAACCCCATTTGTAACCCCATTTGTAACCCCATACGCATTTTTTATGGTTTGGCGTACTTTCTTAAGGGTATAAAAAAGCCCGCTTTTTAGGGCGGGCATTCGGTAGTGTGTCGTATATGTATTTTGCCGTTTTATGGCTATTTTAGTGGCGTTTAAGCCTATTTTAATCAGTAATTAAAGCAATTATACTTTATAAATAAAAAAAAACTAAAAAATTAAACCGCAATTTAACCAAATTAAAGCAACTCGCACAAATTGTTTTATTCTATTCTCACATATTTATTTATTAATCAATTATTTATATATTATCACTTTGTACAATTCATTTTAATGCCCATAACCATGTATTTTGGCTCGGAACAAAAGGGATT